ACCAGTTGTTGAGATTTTCCTGCTGCTGCTTCTGGGCTTTCTGCCGTTGGTTCATCTCCATGATGGAGCCACCAACTTGCATCCCGGTTCCAGCTAGTCCAAGCATCCCGCCCATGATTTAGCCCCTAATCCACGAGCTGGCGTTGGTGTCCAAACCCTGCGCCGTTGGGCTTCCCGGCTGTGCGCCGCCGCCACCCTGCGTCTGCCACGCCTTCATGGCGTTCGCGGCGCCGACGGTCGCGACGTTGAAGATGTTCGCCAGAGGCGACAAATCAGGCTGCGCGAGGTTGATGCTTTTCACGCCGTTCAACGCAGTTGTGAGAGCCATATCCGGATCTTCCGTCGCGTAGAGCTGGTTGATCGCGGTGTTCTTTTCTGAAGCGACGCGATTGCGAAGGTCGCCCTTCGCGCTGTCGATCTTCGAGTTCATGTTCGCGATGTTGAGATCGTTCTGCCCGGCGAGATCTGAAGTGGCCTCGGCGGCGCCGGATGAGCGAAGCGTTCCCGCATCAGCGAGACGATACGTCAGCTCCTTATTCGCGTCGGCGTATTGCTTTGCAATTTGCGGCTGATAGTAGTCTTCGATCGACTGTCCATATCGCGCATAGAACGTGTCGTTCGGATCTGATAGTTGACCGAACGCCTGGTCGATGTTCTTCGTCCCGGCGTTAATCCGCATCTGACGCTGTTCCTCACGCGCACGCGCTTCCTGCGCCTGCATGATCTGGAACATCATCCCCATATTGTCGCCGCCGCCACCGCCGCCGCCCATATCAAAAGCCTTTCGACATGATGTAGCCCGTCATGTGGAAACCGCCCTTTGCGAGTAGGTTCCCGAGGCTGTGAACATGCTCGCCGCCGTTGTTGACGGGAGCGAAGAAAGCGCAAGCCTGCTCGTCTTTCGCGATGTCTGCAGCCATCATCACCAACATCCGGCCGATCAGTGTGCGGCGATATTTTTTGGTGACGAAAAGGTTTTGCATGACGGCGATCGGCCGCTTGCTGAAGGAGTGATCGTAGGAGAACGAGATGCCCCCTACGATCTTCTCGTCGATCGTCGCAACGAGATGTGGAAGGAGCACATTTGTGAGAGCGAACGTCAGGAATTTTTCTGTCTGCGCTTCGGAAAACTCGACACCGAAATCCTTGTAGCGCGACGTCTCGAACTGTTCGCGGCCGAGCGTGACGAGCTGCGGCACGTCGTTTTCGTCGGCCATACGAAACTCAAGGCCATCTGGAACGAGCCGGGGGCTTCTAACGCGCTCGGGTTTATGGATGTCGGTATGGGTCAAAATCCACCCCACTTCGAAATTCGAAAAACCATACAGACCTCGCCCTCTAGTTCAATCCGCATCGGTCGCCATCATGTAATGAATTGCGGCGTTTGAGAGCGTCGCCGGCCCGGTCACGTTGCAATAAAAGCGCAGGCTCATGTGAGACGCGTAGCCCTGCAGCTCGTAGCGGCCCTTGTTCCAAGTCGGGGCCGTGACCGTCCCCACCATCTCCTCGGCCTCCTGCTGGTCGAAGTTGTAGCCAATCTTGACGTCCCACTCTCCGGTGGCCGTGACGTCGAGGGCTTGGAACATCTTCGCGTGGCCGGGCTTGCCGCCGTCGAGATACGGCAGGCGCACCTCCACCGGGCAGTCGTCCCACTCCTCCTGCGAGACGCCGCCGAACAGGTAGAGGTCGTCGCCGGAGCGGATGAAGACGCGGTCGCCGCAGGAGACGATGTTGTCGATGTTGAAGGGCGTCGTGTAGACGCTCCACGCCGTGATGCCGGGTCCGGGGAAATAAGACAGGACGAGGATCTCGCGCGGGAAGGCCATCCAGAAGCGGCCGATCACCGGCTCCAAGATCGAGCGGGCGTTGTAGAGGAAGTTGTTCGAGCCGTACCGCTTCGGCAGATAGCGGACGTAATCGTCGACCGGCGAGCCGATGTCGGATACGGCGGCCGAGTTAGAGATGTCGCGCGCCTTCAGCGACCGGATTCCGGACGAGGACAGGAACAGGATGTCGCCGGAGCCGTATTGCTGGATCGACCACGGCGCACGCGTGCCGGTGGCGCGCAGCACCTGCCCCAGAGAGTTCTGCTTCGGATCGGAGACGACGGCCCACATCTGGGTCGTGTATTCGGACATGATCGCGAGACGGTCGTAGTATATCTCGACGCCCTGGAGCTTCGCGGACTGACCTTCCTGCAGCGAGATGTTGATGAAGCCGCAGCCCGTGCGCGTCGTGTCGTTCGGGTCAGTCGCCGGTTCCCAGAGCTTCGGATTTTCGATTACCGAAAAGCGCAGATACTTGTCGCCGACGGCATACATCTTCGACTTGTATGAGCGGACATAGAGGCCCATGCCGGAGCCCTCGGTCTCGACATAGACCGGCGCCGCGCCGGTGGCCGCGTCGTCGTAGTAGTGCGGGTTCTTGGCCTTCACCGTCGCCCCGGCGGCGTCGTAGCCGGCGAAATACAGCTTGCCATCGAACACATCGAAGTCGGTCTGCACCAGCGTCGGCGAGGCGTTCGGGATTTTGTCGACGCGCAGCGTCACGTCCGTCAGGCCGGCGATCGTCGGCGGCGCCACGTCTACGTTGCGCGAGAACATCACCAGCGTGCTGCCGATCGATGCGAGCCCAAAGGTGCCGGCGACATTCGCGACCTTCACGAAGGCGCGACGCTTCTGGATCTCACCGCCGGGGGTGATGGCGGCGTTGACCAGCTTCGTCAGCGTCCCGGCGGGAGCTGTCAGCACGCTCTTTCGAACGTCGAGGCCGGCCTTAAAATTTTCGACGAGGAAGTAGGGCATCTAGCCTCACGGGATGTAATCGAGGAATGGCCGCGGGCCTGCGCGGTCGTGCGCGCCGCGCGAGGAACCAAAGGTCGAGACCTTGTGCTTCGCGGAGACGCGCATCCCGAGGAGCTTCTGCAGGTGTCGCTGCGCCTTCTGGAGCTTTCCAGCAGCGTCTTCCGCCTTTGCGCGCGTCAGCAGCTCGGCGGAGACGAACAGCGTGATCAGGATCGGATCGAGCGTGCAGAAGTCGGTGTCTGCGATCATGTTGTTCAGGCCGCGCATCCCGACGACGCGGATGTTGCCTTTGCGATCTGGCGTCGGCCACACGCGGAACTTGTTGTCCTCCTGCCCGTCTTCCCAGAGCTGGGGGACGCCGGTGCGGCTGTTCTTGCCATCCGGCTTGATGCAGGGCTCGGGGATTCCGTATTCGAGCGGATGCCAATTCGAGCTGTTATCGTCGACAGACCAGACCTCGCGGATCTGGTCGAAGCCGAGCTCTAGCGGATATTCGTAGAGATACTGTCCGGGCGCCGTGATCACCTGAGAGCGGATCTTCAGGTGCGGCCACTGGAATGAAACCCAGAGCTCATATTCGGTGCGGCGAATGAGATGCTTCAGCGTCTCCACCGCGTTGAGGCCCTGAGACACAGTCAGCGCGTGTCCGGATTCCGACCGAACAGCCGTCACAAGTGCTGCGAGAGTTTGCGTCGCCATGTCTCAGGGGCTCCTAATTAAGCCGCAGCCGTCTGCGGTTTCTTGATCTCGGCGGGCTCGTCAGCCTTCACCGGATCTTTGTCGATCGGGTTCCGCCACGAGATCTTCTCGGTCGGAAGCTTGGCGCCGGGCGCATCCATTTCCATCTGCGGATTGCGGCCGGGGAACACGCCCTCGGCGACAGCGTTGCCGTAGATCTGGCGGAGACGTTCTTTCTCGTCTTTCGACGACTGCTCGACGCGGATGAACGGCTTCACGTCCGAGATTGACTCGTCGCCATGAAGCGCGCGCAGAATTTCGAGTTCCGGCCACGAGACCGGATTGTGGGTGTCTCGCACGATGACCGTTCGGACGTCGCCGGAGACGCGAATTGTAGCCTTACAAAAGTGCATTGATCTCTCCATCACTCTCGCACTCGATGAACGAGGGCGGCGGAGACCGCCACCCTCTATCTCCGCGCCGAACGGAGTGCGACATTCGGCGCGGGGAATTGCTTACGCGATGTCGATAACGAGCGAGCTGTTGAGCTGCTTGGCGACCATCTGGCCGGTCGACGTGATCGAGCGATACATGATGAACTTGTCGGCGGGACGCGCCGGCGTGTGATCCTTGCGCCACTCGTTTTCCATGGCCTCAAGGAAGATCGCGTTCGTGTCGAGCCAGTAGCAACGCTTCTGATGACCAAGGTCATCGAGAGTCGGGTCATACTGGAAGGTCACGTTCATGAACTTCAGAGCGCCGATGGAGACATCCGTCGAGCCGTCGAAGCCGGCGACCGTGTAGATGCCGTTCGCGCGCAGCTCCTTCTCCATCGCATCGAGGAAGGACGAACCGCAGACCGCGAAGTTCGGCTGGCCGCCGTAACGCACGAGCTGGCGATACTCATACTGCAGGGTCTGCAGCAGAGCGCCACCATCAGCGACGTTCGACGTCACCGCGCCGCCGCCGAGCGACGGATCGGTGTTTGCCGCGCAACGAGCGCGGTTGCGCCACCATTTATATTGCGCGCGGTCGAGACCGCCGGTCGTTCCGACAGCCGGGTTCTCCAGAATGATCGAAGACAGACCAGACAGAGCCTTCGGGTCGGCGGTGCCGTCACCGTAGGCGAGGTTGTTCATGCTTCGCGCATACTGCTCACCAAGGGCGAACAGCTTGTCCTCGAACAGATTGACCAGCATGGTCATCTCGCGCTGCGAGTGATTGCTGGTGCGCTCGCCGTTCGTGTCGACGACAGAGATGCCATCGATCTTCAGCTCGGTATGCGTGAGCGTCAGACCAATGTGATGTTCGCGCCAAGGATAGTTCGCACGCTTGATTCCGCTCGGGGTGAAGAACCCGACGCTGTCATTGTGTACATAGCCCTTGACGACATCGTTGCCGCTGCCGTCGCCGAAGTCGCCTTCGACAGCAATCGAGATGTCACCCTTGCCACCAGGGAACGTCTTCTTACCGCGCTCCAGCTTGTCCCAGAGAGGACGCTTCTGGAGAGACTGCTTAAAGGTGTCTCCCTTGTTGAAGTAGTAGTCCAACGCCGCATTGGCGATGTTGGCAATTTCCGTAGCTGTAAAAGCCATTTTGTTGAGCTTTCATGACTACCCCGTGCGAGAGCGTGCGAGCCCTTGGATCGCCGCCTCCATCATGTTTTTCGGTGCGGCGCGCGTCGAGGTCGTTTGATGACTTGACATGCCCGGTGTCGGAGCCGTCGCTCGCGCGCTTGGCTGGAGACGACGGAATTGATCATTCACTTCCTTGTAAGCGCGCTGTGTGATTTGCAGGGCTTCGTCGGCAGAGGTGATCTGGTTTCCGCGTTCCGCAAGCATCGCCTGCGCAGTCCGTCTGACCATGTCGGCTTTCGCCTTGTAGTCGGGGTCGCTCGCCATAAGACGCTGCTCAAATGCCGCCACTGATCGGTGAACGTCACCCCGGACGCGGCCCACAGCTTCCACCTGCTGGCGTTCGCTCATGGACTTGACTTGGGCTTCGTAGTTCACACGCTCAAACCGGGACTGTGCAAACTGTCGCGCTGCCTCCGGCGTCATCTGCTGCTGATCAACCATGTTCTGGATGTCAGGCGGCAGGACGATGCCTTTGATCTCTTGCGCATGTCTTACGACCGGCGAGATCGCGTCGTAGAAACCTGATAGATCGCCCCTCGCCACCATGGATGCGAGATCGAGGGCAAATACCACGTCCTGCGACGACAGATTATTCGCTTGCGCGTAAGTCTGCAGTTGCTGTCCAATTTCCGCTGTCGGCGCAAGGTTCGCGACTTGGTCGCGGAGTTCCGTGCGCTCACGGAGCAGTCTTTTGATCCGCTTCCGTGTCTGAGCCGGTGCGTCGTCAGGCACAGTCTCATCAACAGGAGCTTGATCATCAGCGTCGGATGCTTCGTCTTCGGCCTTTACCTCACTGTTCGGCTTATCTGAGGCTGGGGAAGCCTCTTTCCCATTGGGTCCATCAAGAACGTCAGGCTCGGGCGTCGCGGGAGCGACCTTGAGCACAGCGTCGAGAAGGGACTCTTTGGACTCGGCCCCACTCTCGCCTGCAGGCGCAGGCTGAGAATTAGATGACGTCTCCGCAGCGGGAGACGATGAAGACGTGTCTGCGGGCGGCGGAGAGCTGTCCGCCGGCGTTGAGCTCACGTCAGAAATTGTTGCGTCGTCGCCTTGCACTCTAGGCTCCTCTCACAGTGGTTGTTCGGGTGTTAGAGCAGATTTTCTGCATAGTTCTAGACACCCGGGACATTCATTGGGTTCGGCGGCTTCGGCGCCGGCGCACTTGGATGTGGAGAGGGCGGCGCGGGAGCGTTGCTCGCGCCAGCCGGACCCTGCGCGTTCGGGTCTTGCGCTCCGGGGCCGGGCGCCGATCCCGGCATCGCCGGCTTCATGGCGTTCATCGACGTGATCGACGGCGCGCCGTCGGCGATCATCTCGTCGACGTTGATGCGGTCGTCGAGACGCTTGATCGCTTCCTTCGCCATCATCACCGGATTGATGCCGGGGATCTGCATGAGGATCGGCGCCAGACGTTCGAAGTTCTGCAGCTCCTGCTGCTGGTTTGGACGCCCGGACGATCCGGCCTCAATGTCGAGGATGATCTCCTTGGCGACCTCTCCCTTCGTCAGCGTCGGCCACACGGCGCCGGGGCCGATGATCTCCTTCACCGTTTCTTCGGAAACATTGAGAAGAAGAATTTGACCAGCAGCCCGCGCCATCGCCGTAAGCGTCTCGTCAATGTCGTCGATAGCAGACCCCATAGCGGAGGCCCGCGACGCCTGCGCGATGTTAGTTTCAGTCGCCGTCGCCTCTGCCGTGCCGCCAAGGTTCGCCTCCTGATCGCCGACAGAGCGCATCATGTCTTGGAAGATCGGGTTCACTTCGTAGAGGTTCGGGTCGAGCGGAGCTCCCTGGATGGGCTGCAGAACTTGCTTGATGTCCTGCCCCGGCTGGAGACCCGAGATCGAGATGAGCGCGTTGACCGGATGGTTTTTGAGCGAGTCGAGATCTTCTTCGCTGAGAAGGCCCTCCGCGTAACCCATCTTCGGACGGTTCGCGAAGCGGTGCTCGCGCAAGCCCTGACGTGCGCGGTTCAGCTCCTTCTGCATCGGACGCATCAGCGCGACGTCGGAGAGCGGATAGACGTAGCCATCCGTCTCGTTCAGTAGCACGCTAAACCACGGCCAGAAGCGATCGGTGTAGACGTCCGGCTGGGCTGGGTCGCGCAGGAAATCCGGGTAGCCGTCGCAGATCACATAAACGAGACCGTCCTTCTTGTTGTAGATCTCCCAGACGATCGCGCACTTGGAATCGCCCTCGGAGATGCTGGCGTCGTCCGTCGCGCCGCCACGCTGCCACACGGCGCGCGCGCGCTCATAATCCGTCCCGACGTCGACGCGATCATAGGCGGTGTATTGAGACCCGACGTCGACACCGTAGGTCTCCTTCACCTCGTTCGTGGAGAGGAGATACTCCTCCGCCACCCAATCGCAGCCGAGGAAGTCGCGGAGCTGGACGCAACGCGGATCTGGGATGACCGCCGTCGAGCGCGGGTAGGAGAGCTGCAGGCCCTCGCGGACGACGAGATCGGCGTCTTTCTGCATGTCTTCCATGAGCAGGCGGAGCTGTTCCGCCTCGGCCATGTCCTCTCGAATTTCGCCGTCAGCAAGGTCCGCGGAGATGCGCTCCAGCGTCGAGAGCCGCTGCTGCACGTCGGCGATGCGCGTGTCGAAGTCAGGATCTTTGCCCATGATCCGCTGGAAGCCGAGCTTGATCCAGCCCACGCCGGACGTGGCCGCGCGGCGGATCGTCATCTTCATCATCGACTTGAACGGCTGTTGCTGTTCGTTCAGCTCGTATTCGTAGAGAAGTTCGAGCGTGCGCGCGATCTTCTCCTGCTGCTGCGACATCAGCTTGACCTGCTGCGAATCCTGAATGACGGCCTGCGCGTTCTGCATCTCCATCGGATCTGGCATGGGCGGGGGCGGCGCCGGGAGCGGCTGGGGCATCATCGGCTCGCCGGGCTTCGGCGGCGCCATCGGCGCCTGTCCCGGCATGGGGGCGCCGGTCATCGCCGACATCTGCATCATCTGCATCGCCTGCTGCGCTTGCTGCGCGGCCTGAAGCGTCGCGTGCGCCTGCTGGAGAGACTGCTGCGTGCCGTCCCACACCGTCGAGAGGAGGCGCGGACGCCGTCTAGCGACGGCCTTCGGGTTCTTCGAATAGAGAGCGGCGACTTTCTGCTGGACGTGGCGCAGAGTGATGTTCGCCGTGTAGCGGTCGTCCATGTCGTCGTTGAAGGCGAGGCCCTTCGTCTCCTCGTTCCACTGATGGCCGGCGCAGAACTTCTGGTCTCTCTCCATTTGCTTGAAGATTTTGTCCCAATGCGTCTTGCCGCTCTTGACCATTTTCTGGAGGCTGTCGACGAGCGCGCGACGCGCCTGTGACGGGTCTGGCGCCTCGCGGTCCATCACCTTCTGACCGGGGAGCGTCGGCCCCTCCTCGGGCTCCATGCCCTCGTTGGGATCGATCATTCCCTCCATCGGGCCTTCAGTCATGAAGTCAGGGTCGCCGCCCATCGGCGGAAGCATCGGGGGCATCACCATCCTCCAGATTTTGAGGCTCGCTCTTTTTCAGCGGCGCGGGTTTCTTTCTTGATCCATCCCAGCGTGTATGGCGCCGGGCCTTTATCGATCGCCTTCGTCGGCCGGGCGCGCACCTGCAGCGCCATGCCGAGACCGAGATACGCGATGGCGTCGACGAGATCGTCGTGGACGCCGTGCGGAAATTTCAGGAGCTGGTCGCGCGCTTCCTGAAACCACGGCGCATAACTAGGGAAGTAGACCTTACCCATAGCCATACGCGCACGGATAGACTGCGCGCGCGATTGCTTGTCGAGAACGGGGACAATCTCGTCCATCGAGCAGTAGACCCCGCGCTCGAGTTGCCTCTTGCGCAGGAACGGGCCGATCGATTTCGAGATGTGTCCTCGTTCAGCCCACCACATGAGCGGGCGATATTTTTCCATTAGGTCGATCATCTTTTCGACGACGACGTCGGCGTCCCAGCGTCCCCACTGGACGTCATCCATCACCCAGAGGTTGTCGTCCTGATCGACGCCGATCGGGATGATGCACGTCTTATCGCGATCCTGCTTGGTCGATACTGCATGATCCGACGCGACGTAAAAACGTAGTTGATCGCGAGGAGGGCGATCAGTAGGTCGAGTGTAGGTTCTAAGCTTGTCTGCATCGAAGAAGTTCCCCTTCTCTGGTGTCGGCGACCCTTGGTAGAGCGCCTGGAAGCCGCGCGGGTCAGCGTCGCGCAGCTCGTGCAGGTAAGAGACCGGGAAACGCTCCGGCCACAGCGCCTCGCCCTCCTTGCGGCCGAGGACGTCTTTGTCCTTGGCGATCGCCGGGAGGTCGATGATCTTCCACTTCCTCGCCTCGGGAGCGGAGTAGCTGGGGTTCATCGGGTCTAAGCTGCGGCCCGTGAGGTCGTCTTCGTGCCAACGAGTCTGAATTAAAACGATGGCGCCCGTCGACGTCATGAGTCGCGTCTTCAAGACTTCGTTATACCACTTCCACAACTTCTCTCGCTTTGTCGGCGAGTCTGCGTCGTCGCGGTTTTTGATCGGGTCGTCGAGGATGATGAGCGCGGCGCCGCGGCCTGTGAGGGCTCCGCCGACGCCGGCGAGAAACACTTTGCCGCCCTCCTCTGTTTCAAGTCGATCGACCGATGCGGAGCCGGACTTCAGGCGCGTCTCGAATATCTGCTGGTAGAGGGGATCTTGGATCATCCCGCGGATGTCGCGACCGAAGTCTGCGGCGAAGCCCTCGTTATAGGTGGCGACGATCACGGACTTGTCCGGATTGCGCCCGAGATACCAGGCCGGGAACAGACGCGACGAGAGCTGGCTCTTGCCGTGTCGCGGTGGGCAGTTGATGATCAGTCTTTTGATCTTGCCGCTTTCAACTTGTTCGAGAGCAGCAGCAATGACGCGGTGATGACGAGCAACCTGATACTCAGAGACATCCGGGTTTTCATAGTCGTCCTGATCCGGCATCATGAAACGCGCGAAGTCGACGAGGTCGTCGCGGGCGTTTAGGGCCGCGCGACGCCTCTTTAGTGCAAGCAAGTAGCGTTCTTCGTCAGGTGTCATTCAACGTCCGAGAACATCATGCCCGTCGCGATCTGATTTGCCAGCGACACTTCGATCTTTTTCATTTGCACTCTCCTCTTGGTTAGTTCTTCGTCTTGCTTGCTGACGACCGCGCCTACGGATCGAACAGGATCGTCCCCGACGAAGTGAATGTGTAAAAGCGGAAGCCGCCGCTCGTGCTGATCGAGCAGCCGCCCGTTACAGCGGCGACACGATCACTGTCTGGGGTGCGGATAACGACAATGCCGGAGCCGCCAGAGCCGTCTCCGCCCCAGTAATCCTGCGCCCAACCCGCGCCGCCGCCGCCGCCGGTGTTCGGTGCACCGGGCCCCGACGGCCTATCTGGGCCGTAGCCGTTACCGCCGCCGCCGTTACCGCCGGCGCTACTTTCGTTCGGCCCGCCGCCGCCGCCGCCGCCGCCGTAATATTGTCCGGTTATGTTCGATATAATTCCGCTGCCGCCAACACCGCCATATCCGTAATCCGGCGGAACGCCGCCCGCTTGGGATGCGCCGCCACCACCACCGCCAGCTTCAAAATCGGGAATGTTTGGGTTTCCCCCAGAAAAACCGTTACCGCTTGCGCCGCCAACACCCCAGCCCGCCGTAACAGGCGGGTTATTCGTGACGGTGCCGTCGCTGCCGGGGTTCGGGGAAATGCCCGCAAAGGAGGACATCTGACCCGGTCCACCAACGGTAACGGTGTAGGTCACGCCAGAGACTACGTCGGCTTTACCCTCTACAACGCCGCCACCGCCGCCGCCGCCACCGCCCCAAGTTGACTCGCTGCCGTCCCAGCCCCCGATTGAACCACGACCGCCACCGGAAACAACAAGAGCAAGTTTTTCGCTAGTCATTGCAGGCCAATACCTCTTCCATACGCCGCCCTCTTTCACGAAGGCTTCCTTGATCGGCGTCCACGCGCCGCTCAACTTGGTGAAATATCCTGTCGGCTTTTTCCAGACGCCGCCGTCTTTGATGTGGAATGGCATGGCGTTACACCTTCATCCATTGCCACTTTTCGCCGCCCTGCGCCGGATCGGGGTCGCCAGTGGAGACAATGATCGTATCGGTCGCGTTCACGCCTGCTGGGCCTTGCGGACCCGGAACAGTGCTGTCAGCTCCAGCCGGACCCTGCGGACCCTGCGGACCCGGAACCGTGCTGTCTGCGCCAGCGGGGCCAGCCGGACCTTGCGGGCCCGGAACAGTGCTGTCTGCGCCATTTGCGCCAGCGGGGCCTTGCGGGCCCGGCACCGTGCTGTCTGCGCCGGCGGGACCGGCGGGGCCAGCCGGACCTTGCGGACCCGGAACAGTGCTGTCAGCGCCGTTCGCGCCAGCGGGGCCTTGGGGTCCGGGCGCTCCGTCAGCTCCGGCGGGGCCTTGGGGCCCGGGCACCGTGCTGTCTGCGCCAGCGGGACCGGCGGGGCCTTGCGGTCCGGGCACTGTGCTGTCTGCGCCAGCGGGGCCAACTGCACCGTCTTTTCCGTCTACGCCGTCTTGTCCCGGCAAACCGTTAATTCCGGGCTCGCCCTGCGGGCCCTGCGGGCCGGGCGGTCCTTCGACAACAGCCGTCGCGAAGATCAACCACGCGACGCCGTCCCACTGATAGGCGACGCCGTTCGGCGCGGTGTAAATTTCACCGATTGCCGTGGGAGTGGGAAAATCAAAAGCCATTTTAGCGTCCCTAGTTAAACCGTCGTAGTGCTGTTGAGCAGTGCGCGGAGTTCGTTCACGTCGATGCCCATTGCCGCCAGTTTTTCCGGCAGCGGGATGGGCTCCTCGACCGGGGGCACCGGCGGATCGTGCGGAAAGTTCCCTTCCGCAAGCCATGCCTGATATTCCGCCCACGCGGCTTCGTTTTCAGGGCCAACGATGTAGCCGTCGTCGCGCTCGACGGCGTCTGTGCCAGTGCGCTTGGTGTAGTCAACCATCAGTTCCACCCATAGATTTGAATGTTGCCGCGTGTGAGGTTCCCATTCGTGAAAAAGAATTGCAGCCCACGAACTTGAAACGGCGTGCCGGAATACTGCCAGACACCCCAATGCTGCGCCGGACGCCGCGCGTTAGAGTTAACCGACCGCGTTGTGAATATGCCCGTAATCATATTCGACCCGTGCTGCGAGTTCGGCATCGTCACCTCACTCGACCACTGCGTCAGGCCCGCATCCGTTGTCTGCAAATCTGTGGTGATCGCAAAGTGTGTCGCCTGCGGACTTTTTGCAGCGTTGCCGTTATTATCGTTATACCACGACGCCATGAAGTAATTGTTGTCGCTTCGCCATGTCGATCCATCAAACATGCGGATGCGGATGGCAAAGTTTCCCTGCCATGTCGCATCGCACATCAGGTCGTTAAACTGGAGGCCATAAAAGTTATACGCCGGCGTGAAACTGGTCGTATCTTCGAGGGCCGCGCTGTTATTTGCGACAAGCGTATTCAGCAAGGTCTTGGTGGCGGTCGAAGGCTGGCCGTAAATGAAATTTCCCGCACCATCGACGCCAATCACCGCAACCTGTGCGTTAGGACGCTGCTGGGCGTAGACGCCGCCAAGCGTAGAGGGCGTCGGCGGATTTGTCGGGCCGGGGATACCTTGCGGGCCTTGGGCTCCGGCTGGGCCTTGGGGTCCGGGAACAGTGCTGTCCGCGCCTTGGGCTCCGGCTGGGCCTTGCGGTCCGGGCACTGTGCTGTCTGCACCAGCGGGGCCTTGCGGTCCGGGCACTGTGCTGTCTGCACCAGCGGGGCCTTGCGGACCCGGAACAGTGCTGTCTGCACCAGCGGGGCCTTGCGGACCTTGCGGACCCGGAACAGTGCTGTCAGCGCCGTTCGCGCCAGCGGGGCCTTGCGGTCCGGGCACTGTGCTGTCCGCGCCATTTGCGCCAGCCGGACCTTGCGGACCCGGAACAGTGCTGTCTGCACCAGCGGGGCCTTGGGCTCCGTCGACGCCGTCGCGTCCAGCCGGTCCAGCGGGGCCCGGCTCGCCGGGGTCGCCGGGGTCGCCCTTGTCGCCCTTGCTGCCCATGCCGGTGACGGACATCCACTGAAGCGAATTGCCGTCGTCGTAATAGATGAAAAGCTGACCGTTCGTGGAGTTCAACCACGGCTTGCCCGGATACGGGTCCGCCGGCGGCGTGTCTCCGATGTAGACGGTGCCGTCGCCGCCAGCCGCACCGCCGAGATCAATCGGCACGCCGTTGGGATCAATGACCCCGACAACCTTGTCGGCGAAATTGACGAAAAGACTGCCAACCGGGTGCGCCCCGGTAGCCGGACGTTTGCCCGGCACCGAGGAGCGAAGGGTTTGCATCGGAGATTGAATAGCCATGTGACTTACTCCTCGGGATCATCTGTCCCGTTGCGTTGACTAAAATTCGCCGGCGTCAATCGGGCCGTGGAGACACGCTTCGACCTGATCGAGAGCGGCCTGCACGTTCGTCGCGGTGATGAACTCGTTCGCGCCCGGCAGATACGAGACATTCGCCGCCGTGACGGGCTGCGCACCGTAGTTGAGAGACACGACCTTCGCGCCGTCCGACGCGACCCAATCCTGCGGCTGCACAGGCTTCACGTTGCCGGGGCCGACGTTCGAGCCGCCGGTCGTGACGATCCAGAAGTAGTTCTTCGTACGAGCCGGATCCACGTCGGCGATGTTCGCCGGGACGTTGGCGACGTTCGACGCGGGCGTGATGTCGCCGGTCGAGGCGTCGAGCGTGCCGGCGAAGATGATCGTGCCGGTGAGGGCCGCAGCCTGCGAGCGCAGCTCGTTGATGGCCGGGATGATCGTCTTGGCCGTCGTCGCAAGGGTAGAGAGCTTGCCGCCCAGCACGCCGTTCGTGAGCTGGAGCGCGTCGACGAAGGCGTCGGAGCGCGCGGTGTCGAGATCGGTCGCGTCGGCCTTGTTGACCGCGAGCTTCTGATCGGCGTCGAGGATGATCGTCGCGCCGTCAGGCAGGCTCACCATGTTGACCGAGATCGAGCCATCGGGGTTCGAGATGATCGTGTCGCCGTCAGCCGCTCCGCCGACAGAGGTGCGCGCGACCCACACAAGATTGCCAGCGCCGTCGGTCGACAGCACAGCTTCGTTGACGCCGCCGCCCAACTTGAAATCGGCGCTGCCGATCAGGAGCTTCGCGCCAGCGGCGAACTGCTTCGTGCCGCTCGCGACGGTCTGATTGCCGGTCGTCTCGACCTGACGGTTCTTGCTGATAAGCAACTCCGGCGTGCCGCCGTTGCCGATGATGAGTTCGTCCGGGCCGCCGCCGGGCAGAAAACCGCCGGAGGCATAGGCCAGCTCGCCGTCGAGCAGCGTCGGGGCTGCAACCGGCGTTCCGGAAATGTTACGTTTAATCTGGACTTCAGATAGAATGGTAGCCATTTTTTTCCCCTGTTAGAACTTACCGGCGGAGATGACGCCGCCCCATTGCACATTGCCGTTCACATCTGCCGTGAGGGCGTCTTGCTCCCCGCGCGGAGCAAGAGGAACATTCCCCTCGCCGCCGAAGTCTGATGCCGGAACGAGACGAACGCCGCCGGCGCCATCCGTCACAGGGACGTGATCCACGGGCGCGTCTTCGATCCGAAGCTGTTCGATTTTGCGGATCGAGAGCCGTTCGCCGATCCGAAGAATTACGTCTTTGGCTCTCTCAAGTGCTCTGCTCATCGTTAAGCCCTCGGATAACATTTGAAGGAAATTGTTTGCCGCGTCTTACCTGGGATGCTCGACAGATCTTCCAACGTGCAATCGTAAGAACCATAACCGCTCGCGCGGAATGTCTTTTGGAAATTACGGCCAACGTAACCGTCGTAACCCGTCAACGTCGAACAGCGAAACATATATACTTCGTTGACGTCGCCTTCGGGCCAGCCGTCGAGGACAGTGAAGTCGACGACATATCCGGCGCTCGCGACGCTCGTGCAGTCATACAAATAGTCCGGCACAGGAGCCGCGTCGGGCCAGACCTGCTTCCACACGCCGTTCTCTAGGACGCTGATCTTCGTCGGCGTCTTCCACGTCGTCCCGACAAGCACGCCTTTTGGGCTTGCGTTTTTCCATGTATTGGCGTTGAGGATTTTCATTGTCATGGATTAATACTCAACCCACAAAGTGCCAGCCGACAGACCCGTTGTTGATGGAGCTGCGCCACCTGCCGCCTGCGCAATCACACGCCCATCCACATAATCGCGCCGAACTGCTTCACCCGCAGCCGGCGCCGTCGTCGGCAGTTCAATCATGCCGCTCGACACGATCTTCGTCGCCGCAGAACCGCGAGACAGCGTCGCGCCGTTCACGCCGAACTGGACGCCTACGCCCGTCGCGGGCGTAATCAGCGGCACGAAGTTGGTGACGTTCGCTCCCGTGAAGGTGACGATGTTCGTCGTATTGCTGCGAACGGCGACGCCGCCGGAGCCGCCGAACACGTTGTAGCCGGTAGCCCCGAACTGGAAGCC